TGATGTACACAAATTTATTGAGGATTTTAAAGAAGAATTCAAGGCATTACCACCAGAAGATATTTCTTCACCAAGAGGTTGTAATGGTTTGGCTAAATATTATGATTCGGTGACATTGTATAAACTTGGTACTCCAATTCATGTTAAGGGTGCCATTCTTTATAATCATTATCTCAAAGAAAAAGGACTAACCAAAAAGTATCCTTTGATTCAAGAAGGTGAGAAGTTAAAGTATAGTTATCTTAAAACACCAAATCATTTTAAGAATACCGTTATTTCTTTTCCTGGTAGATTACCAAAAGAGTTTGGGCTTGACAATTATATCGATTATGATTTACAATTTGAAAAGTCATTTATTGAACCCATCAAAGTCATTCTTGATTGTATGGGCTGGACAACAGAGAAAATAAGCAGTCTGGAGGATTTCTTCTCATGATTTACTTAACATTTTTATGTGCCTTGGCATTATCTGGTATTGCTGCCTACTATTCGGTAATCGGATTGGCAGCAATCTTTACTGGTGCGTTTTGGCCAATCGTCTTTATGGGCGGAGTTCTTGAAGCCAGTAAACTGGTTACTGCATCATGGTTATATCGTAATTGGAAGACCTGCCCACTTTTATTGAAAACATACTTGACAACCGCAGTGATTGTTTTGATGATGATTACAAGTATGGGTATTTTTGGTTTCTTGGCCAAAGCACATATTGATTCCACACTTGATGCGGGCGCCAATAATGTAGAAGTCAAAACATTAAATCAACAAGAGAAAATTACCAAAGATAGATTAGATTATTTGTTGGCACGAGCCAAAGATCCATCAACGGCAAACAATCGACTTGATAAACAAATTCAAGATACCCAAAAAGAACTAACCGAAATCAGTAAGAAAAAATTACCATTATTAAAAGAATCTAATAAACTTGTGGCAGAAGTAGGTCCTATTAAGTATGTTGGTGATTTGGTATATGGTAGTGATGACAATAATGCTTTAGACAAAGCAGTTCGTTTGGTAATCATGTTGATTATGGTTGTATTTGACCCGCTAGCTGTGTTATTATTGATAGCAGCAAATATGTCATTGAAGCCGCCACCTGGAAAGCCCATCGTAAAAGATGGTGAAATTACTGGTTTAACGGCAAGTGACATTCCAGTATTTACTGAAACTAAACCTGACAATAAAATTGAAGTTGAAAAAGAAAACATTGCCGAGTTTGAAAAGGCACAGCCAATTGTATTAGATGAAGCATCAGGTGAAACTATGCCTCCATTATCAGCAGGAGTTAGAACTAAAGTCTTAGAACCTAAGTATGATTACAATGCTGAATTTGCATTTCGTGAAAAAGGAAAATAAATGAGTATACTTGACAAAATTAAAAAGAATAGTAGTATTAAAGATTCGGCTATTCTATCTAAATCAAAATTCTTTACAAACAAAGATATGATTCCAACCTCGGTGCCCATTATCAATGTGGCACTTTCTGGTAAATTAGATGGCGGTTTAACACCAGGTCTTACAATGTGGGCAGGCCCATCAAAACACTTTAAGACTGCTTTCTCACTTTTGATGGCAAAATCTTACTTGGACAAATACGAAGATGCTGCTTTATTATTTTATGATAGCGAGTTTGGTACTCCTCAGTCTTATTTTGATTCCTTTGGAATCGATACTAATCGTGTTCTGCACACTCCTCTTACTGATATTGAGCAATTAAAGTTTGATGTGATGCAACAACTCACCAATCTTGAACGTGGTGAACATTTGATTATTGTAATTGATTCAATTGGTAATTTAGCATCAAAAAAAGAAGTCGATGATGCACTTGATGGCAAATCTGTTGCCGATATGTCAAGAGCAAAACAAGTTAAATCATTATTCCGAATGATTACACCACACTTATCACTTAAAGATATTCCAATGATTGTTGTCAATCATACTTACAAAGAAATCGGAATGTTCCCTAAAGATATCGTTGGTGGTGGTACAGGTTCATATTATTCTGCCGATAATATTTTTATTATTGGTCGTCAACAAGAGAAAGAAGGTACAGAAATTGTTGGATATAATTTTATCATTAATGTCGAAAAGTCTCGATATGTTAAAGAGAAGTCTAAGATTCCGGTCACCGTTCGTCATGATGGTGGTATTAGCCGTTGGAGTGGGTTACTTGACATCGCTCTTGATTCAGGTCATGTCATCAAACCATCCAACGGTTGGTACTCTAAGGTGGATACGGAATCTGGCGTTATAGAAGATAAGAAATACCGTATCAAAGAAACTGATACATCAGAATTCTGGTTACCAATTCTTAAACAGAAATCTTTCCAACAATATGTACAAGACAAATACCAAATTGCAACAGGTGGTATTATCAGAGAAGAAGTAGAACAAGCATTTGAAGTGGAGACTACTAACGGAGTAGAAGATGATTGAAGGCGTTGATTACTGTTATATTTACCCAAAAGAAGATGCCGCTTCGGTACACATTAAATTTTTAGAAGGTCCGTACAAAGGCACTCTTTACAAATATGGTAGAGTTAAGTTTGAAGAAAAAGGTGATGAGGTCCATTTACTTTTTGCTTACGATGTGTTAGAATCACCAATCGATAAGCCAAAGAAGTTAGAAAAGGATGAAACCTTTAAGAATTACATTGGTGATTTATTGGTAGAAATTATGAGTAGTAATATTGAACAGGAAGTATACGATGAAGCTGGAACAAGCGATATTAAAGAATCTGATTTATAATGAAGATTATTTAAGAAAAGTATTACCGTTTTTAAAATCTGATTATTTCTCCGACAGAACGGAGAGGACATTATTCAATGAAATTACATCATTCACGGAAACTTACAATTCTCCACCATCGGTTGAGGCAATTAGTATTGCCGTCAAAGAAAAGAGTACTCTTACATCTGACGAAGTTGAGGGATGCGAAACTTATCTCAAAGAAATTGAGGCAAATAGCAAAGCAGAAACCGAAGTTCAATGGCTTGTTGACAAAACCGAAAAGTTCTGCCAAGAGAAGGCGATTTATAATGGTGTACTACGGGCTATTTCAATTCTCGATGGCAAAGATAAAAATCAGGACAAAGGTGCGATTCCCTCTATATTATCGGACGCCTTGGCCGTTTCATTCGATACCACAGTAGGTCACGATTATCTCGAAAACTCCGATGAACGATATGAGTTCTATCATCGCAAAGAAGAAAGAATCCCATTTGATTTGGAATATTTTAATAAAATCACTAAAGGTGGTTTACCTGCTAAGACTCTTAATATTGCTCTTGCTGGCACCGGTGTTGGGAAGTCTTTGTTCATGTGCCATGTTGCTTCTAGCTGTATGGTTCTTGGTAAAAACGTATTGTATATCACTTTGGAAATGGCTGAAGAAAAGATTGCTGAAAGAATAGATGCAAATCTTTTGAATGTATCTTTGGATGATTTGATGGATTTACCAAAAGATATGTATGATAAGAAAGTTGCTCGGGTTAAAGAAAAGACAACAGGCAAACTTATCATCAAAGAATACCCAACCGCATCGGCTTCTGTAACTCATTTTAGGACATTATTAAATGAACTTAATCTTAAACGCAGTTTTGTACCTGATATCATCTTTGTTGATTATCTTAACATCTGTTGTTCTAGCCGTATCAAGGCTGGTGCAAATATTAATTCCTACACATATGTTAAATCGATTGCTGAAGAACTTAGAGGACTGGCAGTCGAGTATAACGTACCAATTGTTTCCGCAACTCAAACGACACGAAGCGGATTCACATCATCCGATCCAGGACTAGAAGATACTTCTGAATCTTTTGGACTTCCTGCTACTGCCGATTTGATGTTTGCTTTGATTTCTTCCGAAGAATTAGAAGAACTCGGACAGATTATGGTAAAGCAATTGAAGAATCGATACAATGATCCATCTTATTACAAACGATTTGCAATTGGTGTCGATAGATCCAAAATGAAATTGTATGATGTGGAACAATCTGCACAACAAGGTATTGCTGATGCTGGTACTGCACCTGTTGGCGCATTTAACAAAATTCAACCACAGAAAAAATCATTTGACGGATTTAAAGTATGATATTAACTAGAGAACAAGCACTACATTGTTCCAAAGTATTCCACGATTACTTTAGTAATATTGGAAGTACCGAAGAATATATGCGTGATGAGAAGATAAAAAACCTTGAAGATTTACCTTCTTCATTGTTTCCACCAGAAGATGATTTGTTTTCTGATTTCTCGGTACATCCAAAAGATATGGATATTGAAGTTTGTGAAATACCAAATGCTCAGTTTGAAACATTGCTTGCCATTACCAGTTCCCACATCAATAAGGCACCAGTTGGTAAGAATATACAATTGGCTGTCAAAGAGAAGAACTCAGGAAAGATTCTAGGTTTCATTCGGTTAGGTTCACCAGTAATCTATATGAAACCTCGAAATGAACTCTTAGGACAGGTCTGGATTCAGCAGGAAGATACTGCTAAACGATTCAATACTGCTTGTGTTATGGGTTTTGTAATTGTACCAAGTCAACCATTCGGTTTTAATTATCTAGGTGGTAAACTTCTATCTGCCATTTGTACCAGTCATACTGTAAGAGAAATGTGCAATAAGAAATATAATATGAATGTATGTCTATTTGAAACTACCAGTCTATACGGAAGTACCAAGTCAGTATCACAATATGATGGCATGAAACCATATATTCGTTTTCGTGGTCTTACTGAATCTGATATCGTACCAATGATGCACGGTCAAAGATACCATGATTTGAAGAACTATGTTGAGAATATTACCGGAGATTTGTTGGCAGGTGATACATCGACCACCAGTAGAAAACTAAGAACTTTTACTAAAATTATTGCTTTAACTAAAGCAGCACTTAAAGGTACACCTGAAGGGGAGGCATTCTCTTTAACGATTGAGAACGCCAAAAAGTTGACAGAAAAGAAAAGATATTATACTTCAGATTATGGATTTAAGAATTCCGTTGATTACATGAATTGCAAAACCGATACTTTGATTCCAGGTGAAAACTATCAAAAACATGAATTAAACAACATCGTTGAGTGGTGGAAGCAGAAGGCAACAAATCGATATGAAACACTTAAAGCAGAAGGTCGCCTCCGTACAACAGTTGAAGTCTGGACTAATGATACAAACATTGACATCATCCGGTAGGTGTGTATAATAAATACTCCTTAACAAAATGGAGATTTACATGGCGTACACATTTTTTCCTACTTCTGCTGCTGAAATACAAAAAACTCTACGAGGAGATAAGCTCCGTGTAGGCGAAATCATTAGTGTATTTGGAACACTTAAAAAGATGTTTCCTAAAGAGAAATCACCTATTAATATTGACCCTCTCAAATTGAGTAAGATTAATGTTACCCGTAGACTTTCAGGTGAAGTTGATTTAAGACAATTAAAAGTTAAAGCAAAAGCACAAAGAATCACCATGAAGTTTGGTGAAGGTTCTTCTGGTGGTCGAGGCGTAAAGAATCAAGGTAATGCTTTTGAAGGTATCTTTGCAACAGCAATTGAAAAGTGGTGGGCTGGCGAAGAACAAGATATGAAGTTATCTAAAGCAGTTGAAGATGTTGCTGAAATCTATAAATTAAAAGAGTTAAAAGAATTAAAGGTAGAGATTGAAGTTAAAACTGTTGGTGAATTAAACAATAGACGACCAATCGTATACACACCAAAAGTTTTGATTTCATCTAAGATACCCGTTAGAGATAATAATTTAGGACAAGTTGTTAGTGATGTAACCTTAATTAGTCAAAAGAAAGAATACTATTTAAGTTTAAAAACTTCTGGTACTGTAACATTTTTTAATTCTGGCATTAAACAAGTTTTTCTGACATCTGAAATCAAGAGCGGTAAAATTGAAAATCCTAATGGAATAAAATTGTTAGAAATGTTTAACATTAAGAATGAATTGTTTTGTGATATCTACAATGGTAAATTGAAACAAGGATATTCAGAAGATGTATTTAAAACAATGACACCAGCACAGAAATCCAATCTTAAAGATTTCTTAAAGTCTGGCATTGGTCATGGTTATACTATCGTACACAAAATTGGCGGCAGTATTAAAGTGTATGAGATTGATAAACCATACATGGAAAAAGCAGCAACTCCTTTATCTTGTACAGTATATTACGGTGGAAAAACCGGTACGGGAAAAAGGATAGATATGGAAATAGAAACGCAAAAGTATATTCTAAAAGTGAATATTCGTGATACACAAGGCGGTGACGGATACCCAACAAGAATTATGTGTGATTATAGTTATAGATAAAGGTGAAATATGGGATTAATTGATTTTGATAAACTCGCTAAACAATACGCAGATGATAATGATTTTGGTTTCTCTGCTGTATCTGAAGAAGAATATAATTCAGTAATTAATAAAACTGCTGCAACGGCAGAAGATTATAAAGCAAGATTGAATGAATTAGAAAAGATGATTGTACCCTTCTTAACCAAATTACATTCTACTGGAGACAAAGAATACATATATTGGCCAAATCGTAAACCCGTAATTGAAGCACAAATAGAAAAGATTTTAAAACTGACAAGAGATTAATTATGACCGCAACTGTGATTATACCAACTACTGGCGCAGCAGAAGTACACGAAGCAATTAAATCTGTATTAAATCAAACATACGAAACCAAGTGTTATATTGTTTGTGATGGACCTGAATATGTTTATGCTGTAAAGAATCATATTAAACAATTTGAGCAACATCCAAATTATAAAAATATTATAATGTGTGGTTTACCAATCAATGTCGGGGCCAAAGGTTTTTATGGACACCGTGTCTATGCAGCGTTTACCCATTTAGTCGATACTGAATATGTGATGTATCTTGACCAAGATAATTGGTTAGGAGACCGTCATGTACAGACTTGTGTTGAAACAATTCAAAGACGAAATCTTGACTGGTGTTATTCATTGAGACAAGTACACGACAAAGCAGGTAACTTTGTTTGCTTTGATGATTGTGAATCATTAGGTAAATGGCAAACTTACCATGGTGTACATCATATTGATACTAATAGCTATTGCCTTAAAACGTCAGTTGCTGTATCATTGGCTTCTGCGTGGCATGGTGGTTGGGGACAAGATAGAGTATTCTTACAAGCCGTAACTCAACACTATCAAAAGTGGGATTGTACAAACGAATACACAACACATTATCGTGTTGATGGTGGTAAAGGTTCTGTTACAGCAGACTTCTTTATTAATGGTAATGAAGTAATGATGAAAAAATATGATGGGAAATATCCATGGCGAACAAAAACTTAATCATTGGTGGTGCAACAAATTACGGCATCAATCAATTAAAACCTTGGGTTCTATCAGCAAAAGAAGTTGCTGGTATTGATAATGATGTTGTCTTAGTTGTAGGTAATGCTACACAAGAAACAATTGAATGGTTGGAAGGACAATATGTAAAAGTTGTTCCTATGATTAATGTTCAAGGTGTACCTATTCATGTATTACGATTCTTATCAATCTACGATTATTTACAAAAACATTGGCAAGAATATGATTATGTGGTTACCACAGATGTCAAAGATGTTTATTTTCAAGTAGACCCATTTAAATTTCTAGTTGACCGTAAATTAGTTGTTGCTTCAGAAGGTCTAAGATATAAAAATGAACCTTGGGGTAATGAGAATCTATATCAAACTTATGGTCAATATGTTTATGACCAATTCAAAGATAATGAAATTTTTAATGTTGGAACATTCGGTGGCACATCTGAATATGTAAAAGATATGGTGTTCAACATCTTCACCAATGCAACAAACAGGCCTATTCCTATTGTTGACCAAGCTGTATTCAATGTACTAATCAACACCCAACCATTTAAAGATGTGATACAAACAAGTACACAATGGGCGGCTGAATTAGGTACAACCATGGATCCTTCTAAGATTGAACAATTCAGACCCAATTTACTTTTCCCTGAACCTGTATTTGAAGATGGTTTGGTGAAAGACTGGACTGGTCATGTTTACCCTATTGTGCACCAGTATGACCGAGTACCAATCTTAAAGAAGTTTGTCCAAGAGAAGTATGGACAAGAAGATGAATCAGAATTATTTATTTACAGGACTTAATATGGACTTTGAACAAGAATATCAAGACGCTTGTGTTAGAAACACAGATATGCACGAACATTTACCATGGATTTCAGAATTAACATCTGAGTGTAAACACGCAACTGAATTAGGTGTTGGCTATGCACAGAGTACCAGAGGTTTTCTGAGACACGACATTGAAATGCACAGTTATGAAATTTCTCCGTATGATGTAACTCGTCAATACTTTGCTGACGCACAAGCATCCGGTCGTAATGTAACACTCCATGTGTGTTCTACATTAGAAACTGAAATTGCACCAACAGAAATTATGCTCGTTGATAGTTATCATTCTTATGAACAAGTCAAAGGTGAATTGGCACTTCATGCTGATAAAGTGAGCAAATATATATTATTCCATGATACAGAATTATTTGGTGAACGTGGTCAAGGTGGTGAAGAAGGTGTTTGGAAAGCAATTCAAGAATTCTTAGATGCTAATCCACAATGGCAGTTAGTTGAACGAAGAACTAATAACAATGGTATGACTTTGATTAAGAGAGTATAATGAAAATCTTTATTACAGGATTAGCAGGATTTCTAGGTAGTCACCTTGCTGATAGATTTATTGAATTAGGACATGAAGTAATTGGTAATGATACCTTGATTGGTGGTTATCGTGATAATGTTCCAAAGAAAGCCAGGCTTTATGTTGTTGATTGTTGCGATAACGATAAGATGGCGTATATCATGCAAGGTTGTGATATTGTTGTTCATACTGCTGCAACAGCACATGAAGGACTATCTGTATTCTCTCCTAGTTTTATTACAAAAAACATCTTTGGGGCAAGCGTATCTACAATCTCTGCTGCCATTCAAAATAAAGTAAAACGATTTGTCTATTGCACATCAATGGCACGATATGGTGACCAAGAAGCACCATTTCATGAAGGCATGGATCCTAAACCAGTAGACCCATACGGTATTGCAAAAGTTGCCGGTGAAGATGTATTAAAAGCATTGTGTGAAACTCATGGCATGGAATGGAATATTGCTGTGCCCCATAATATTGTCGGTCCACGCCAACGATATGACGATCCGTTCCGTAATGTAATGAGTATTATGATTAATCGTAATCTACAAAATAAGCCAGCAATTATCTATGGTGATGGTTTACAAACTCGTTGCTTCTCATATGTTGGTGACTGTATCAACTGTTTAGAGAAGATGGCATTGGATCCAAATATTGTGAGTGAAATTATCAACATTGGTCCTGATGAGGGTACCATTACTGTTGCAAAGTTAGCCGAATTAGTTGCTGACGAATGTGACATGAGAAAAGATACTATTTGGCCACCAATTCATATGCCTGACCGACCAAGAGAAGTTAAACACGCTTCTTGTACCGCAGACAAAGCTCGTAAATTGTTAGATTATGAAACCAAAACGGATTTAAGAAAAGCAATTCAAGAAACTGTGGCATATGTTAAACGAAAAGGACCTAAACCTTTTGATTACACTTATCCACTTGAAATCATTTCTGATAAAACACCTCGTACATGGAAAGATAGGTTGATGTGATGAATACTTTAGTTGATATTATTATTGAGAAGAATTTGCGTAATGATACACATTATGAATTTGGTACAGATAAAGAATTCAATCACAAATATTGTAGTGGCTTTTATGATGAAGCCTTTGCTCCATACAAAGATAAACCTATTCGCTTGTTAGAAATTGGTATTCACCGTGGCGGCAGTTTGGCCTTATGGCATCATTATTTCCCTGAAGCTGATATCTATGGTCTTGATGCTTTTGATTTTGGTGCTAAACAAAACTGTGAACCTTACCCAAGAGTTAAAGTCACTTATGCGGATGGTTATCGTAAAGACTTTGCTGATACACTTCCATCATTTGATATTATCATTGATGATGGTCCACACACCAAAGAAAGTCACCTACAATCATTAGATTTGTATTTGCCAAAATTAAAACCTGGTGGTATGTTTGTAATTGAAGATATTGCAAGCATGGAATGGGTATCTGAATATATGATGTTGGTACCTAATGATATGAGTTACAGAACGGTTGATTTAAGAGAACCTTCTGGTATGTCTGATAGTATTATTTTTTGTGTGACTAATAATGGTTGATATTTCTTTTTGTCATCTTGCCTCAGCAGGCAAAAAAGTATCTACTGAAAAGATGGTAGAGAATATTCGTAAGTATTATCCTGATGCTTATTATTTCCTAGGTTCGGATGCCGCAGATGATTTATCAGATATTGGTGTTGCCAATAATTGTGATTATTTTCCATTTTCGGTTAAAGTTGGATATCCTAGTTACAATTTAGAAAAACTGTTAGTATGGTTTGAACGATTTAAACTCGCTTGCCAGAAATGTGAGACTTCACATATAATGATGATGGAAGACGATGTTTGGATTAAAAAGGAAATTACAATAAATGATTCTTGGGAAATGGCAGGCCACAACATTACTGTTGGCAATATCATTCCCGAAAACATTATAGATAGTATTACAGAGTTTTCAGGTAGACGACCAATCACTAATCAATATGGTTGTGGTGGCGGTTCAATCTTTAGAGTGTCGACCTTTCTGAATAACTATGATAAAGTGATTGAATGGTTCAAACAAAATCATGATAACTTTCAAAAGCAATACGAACCATTAGGTTTTATGGATTGTTATATGGTGGTGTTTTATATGTTATGTGGAAAAGATTATTCAGTTAATCCTTATTTGACAGACACACATCACCATAAAAATGATGGTTATGATTATGATAAATTTGTTGAAACTACTCCAGCACACATTGAAATTGTTAATAACTATAAAAGGTATTATTGGGTATGAATGAAATTAGTATTGTAACGGCCTTCTTTGATATTGGCCGTGGTGAGTGGACACCAGATAAAGGTTTGCCACATTATTTACAAAGAACAACACAAACATATATTGACCGATTTGCCAACATGGCTAAACTCAATAATGAAATGGTTGTTTACACTTCAGCTGATTTAGTTGATAAAGTTAAAGAGTTAAGAGAAGGTAAACAAACTCATATTCTGACTATTGACTTCCCAACATCATTTGTAGAACTGCGTGAGAAAGTTACCGCAGTACAAAAAGATCCTGCTTATCAAGCAAAAATAAATCCCATGCAAGTACGCAATCCAGAATATTGGAACGCTGACTACGTTGTAATAAATGCCATGAAGTCTAGTTTTGTTGTTGAAGCCATTAAAGCTGGTTACATCAACAACGAATTAGTCGCTTGGCTTGATTTTGGTTATTGCCGTGATGAATCTACATTGAATGGTGTAGAGACATGGAGTTATCCTTTTGATAAAGAGAAGATTCATTTCTTTAATGTCAAAGATTGGCAAGAAGGCACAATCATTGAAGATGTTATTGCTAATAATGATGTACATATTACTGGACCTATGATTGTTGCTCATAAGAATAAATGGCCAACATTACAAGCATTGGTACATCACAGTATCCAAGAATTATTGAAGAACAATTTAATCGATGATGACCAGACTATGTTATTGATGTCTTATTTGTTTGCTCGTGAGGCTTTTGAGTTACATAAAGTATCAGCAGAAGATTGGTTTATTGCTTTTAAGGAATATAATGAAACTGTATCTTAATGGAACTGCCAACCTTGGCGATTTTCTAAATGCAATGCCTGTATTGTCAGGTCTTAATAAGTCTTATGGTAAGTATGATTTAATCATTAGAACAGAAATGAAGAAGTTCAATGGTCTCAAAGAATTTCTCATGTATCAAGAATTGTTTAGTTCAGTTGAATTTGATTCTGATATTTTTGTCTATGGTGAGATTATACAATTAAGTTCTTGGCCAAGTCGTGAAGATAGATTGAATCCGAACCGACCAATTGAGACTTGTCGTTATGAGAATTGGTTAAAAGACAAATACGGACTGCAATTTGAAGTTGATGATAACTTTGTGGTTGAAACACCAGATTTTGATATTGAAGTTAAAGATGAGTATTATGTTGGTGACCGATGGGCAGTAGGTAACATTGATGACCGCAGAGAGACACATATTCTATCACACTTGGACAAATATAACTTCATTGATTATAACCGACCAATGTTAGAGAATGCTTATATTCTCATCAATCTAAAGAAACCATTTATTACAAACTTTACTGGCATTGGTATGCTTGCTGACTTATGTAATGTTCCATTGTATTGTGTATGGAAAGCAGAAGATTGGAAGCCAGAGTTCCGTGTTGGCGATAATGTTAGTTGGGATGGTGGTCGTGATATTCAACAAGTATTTGAAAAACATTTTTATCTTGACCGTCAAGCAAAACTAGTTCATGCGAAAGATTTAGAAACATTATTATGATTATTAATATTGAACCCGGTACATTTGGCGGACCATTACGCAATGGAGATTTACTCGGTGTTTGTAATGTAATAGAACACATCAGAAAAATTAATAGTAATCCATACATCAGATTCTATTTGAAAACAGAAGCTGTCAGCACAGAAAAATATGTACAAGATTTTCATATATTTCTTTTAACTGAAACAAATTATTTTTCTTCACATCCAGGACAAGAAACTTTACCATGGCGTAATGTTAATGTTTGGGATTTCCGTGATATTTGTGGTGACATGGTTAAAGTACCAAACAAAAAAGAAATGGAAAAGAAGATTGTTATTTTCCCTTTGTTTGATGCACCATACAATACTTACAGAAATTGGCCACCAAAGTTACTTGAAACTATCTGTAAAAAATACAGTGCGCCAGAATATGACGGATACGAGAAACTTATTTGTGTTGGTAAATATCCATTTGGCCACGAGGAATTGATTCCGATACACTTCAAATATAGCTTCGATTTTATGGAAAATATCAACCATATACAGACTGCGGAAATCTTTGTCGGGGGTGACACAGGAACAACACATTTTGCCTTTTCTCTTGACAGGGGACCTAAGGATATGTTATACTATAACTCTAGTAGGGCTTTGGTACATACTTTACCATTCTATTTGTTAGAAGGTAAAGGCAGAATGGCAACTTATTGGTTAGATTTTGAAAGAACTCAATTCTAAATCCAACAATTTTGACACTATGTATCTAAGCCAATGTTTTTAGTGTTTGGAGGTAGAATTTCAAAAGTTGGATAAATACAACCAAATTCACTCTTTTTAGTAGCCATAGTGTGCTACATCTTAAAAGGATCTTAATGCAGTCGTTTAAAACTTTTCTTAAAGAAGAAGCCGGTGCCGATGAAGGCAAACTCAAGCATATTCATCATGCTGAGGACAGACCACTATTTCATGGCGCCAAAGGTTTTGAACACGCAAAAGGTGCATTAACTCAAGCTCACGAACATATTAAGTCTGGTAGTAAATCTACTCATCTTACAATGAAGTATGATGGTAGTCCTGCTATCGTTTTTGGACATCATCCTGAAACTGGTAAGTTCTTTGTGGCATCTAAGTCTGCCTTCAATAAGAATCCAAAGATTAATTACACTCACGAAGATATCAAGAAGAACCATGGACACGCACCAGGTCTCATGGATAAACTCCATGCGTCTTTGAATCACCTCAAGAAGATTGCACCTAAAACAGGCGTATATCAAGGGGATTTGATGTATACCCACGATGACTTAAAGCACCATAAGAATGGTAAGGTATCGTTTACCCCAAATACCATTACCTATACTGGTCATGGTGAAGAAGCACAAAAAATTAAAGATTCTAAAATTGGTGTTGTAGTTCATACACAATACCATGGCAAAACTGCTGCCTCATTGAAAGCAGACCCACATCCAGATTTACACAATTTCCATCCACATAAAGATGTTTGGACAAAACATCCTGAACATGATACAAGTCATGTGCATTATTCTGAATCCGACCAAGATGAGTTTCACAAACATATCGCTGCTGCACAGAAAATTCATAATGAACATAAAAAGACCATGTATAAGACCACAGAACCACATGGTGGCGAAACAGGTCACTTATCAACATACATCAACCATACAGTTCGCACCGATGAGAAGCCATCGGCTGAAGGTTTGAAGAAACATATTACCGACAAATACAATAAAGCAATTGAGAAGTTAAAAACTCCAGCATCACAAGGCCGTAAACAAGCTGAGTTAAATACTCATGTGAAGCATATTGATGCTCATAAGAAAGACTATGAAAATTTACTAAAGATGCATCAGCATCTACAAAAAGCAAAAGATGTATTGGTTCATACACTAAACCAACACACAGGCGATTTGGAACATCACATAGATAGTAAAGCAACTGATCCAGAAGGATATGTCGTTCATCATGCAGGCGAACCAACCAAATTAGTGAACCGTAAAGAGTTTGCTAAAGCCAATTTATTGAAAGTAAGAAAATGAAGTCATTTTTAGAACTAGTAGAAGAAAAAGAATCGGAACATAAGCCCGTAGTAATGGCTTTTGGCCGCATGAATCCTCCTACTACTGGTCACCTTAAACTCATCGATAAAGTTAAGCACGAAGCTGAGAAGCAGAAGGCTAAGCACGTTGTTGTCGTTTCACACTCACAGGATTCTAAAAAGAACCCTCTATCAGGCGAACAAAAACTTAAACACCTTAAGCGTTATTCTCCTGGTACACATTTTGAGGCTTCCGATAAAGAACACCCAACTATCCTACATCATGCCGCCAAGTTACACGCAAAAGGCCATGATAAATTAACTGTTATTGCTGGTTCGGACCGTGTTAAAGAAATGCACGATTTGTTACACAAGTATAATGGTGTAAAAGGCCGTCATGGTCATTACAACTTTAAAAAGATTGAAGTTAAGTCTGCTGGCCATCGTGATCCTGATGCCGAAGGTTCTGAAGGTATGTCTGGCACTAAGATGAGAGAACACGCAAAGAATAAAGACTTCCATTCTTTCCGTCAAGGCGTTCCACATCATGTATCTGATGCTCATGCAAAAGAACTCATGCACGATGTTCGTAAAGGCATGGGATTACACGAAGCCGTAAACCATGGCCAATTTAAAGCAATTTTTGTTACTGGTGGTCCAGGTTCCGGTAAAGATGTTGTTATCCGTGAAGCAATTGCTGAATCTAGGATTGTAGAATTGAATTTTATTCAAGCTAGAGATTATTTGGCCGATAAACAAAAATTATCTGAGAAAACTAATGATTTCCGCAGAGAAGCAATTCGTGCTCGTGGTCCATTGATTATTAATGGTCCCGCCGATGACAATGAAAAGATATCCTACATTAAAGAAGAATTAGAAGAACTTGGTTACGATACCATGATGATTTTTGTTCATACTACTAATGAAACTAGTCAGGAAAGAAATTCATTATTGTCCAGAATGATGGCTGAATCTGTACGATATGATAAGTGGGTTAAATCTCAACAAAACATTACACAATTTAGTGAAATGTATGGCAATTTAGTAACCTTTGACAACACAGGAAACCTAGATACCAAGGAAGAGGATATAACTAATATATACCAGTCCACCAAAGAGTTTTTGGACTCCAGAGCAACAAATGAGTCCGCCACCGATTGGTTAAATAGAAATGTAAGTTTATTTGGAGAAGATAATGTTAAGAAAAATTCTAAATCTATTCAGCAAAAAACCATCGGAAGATACAACAACTTCTTCCGAGCCAAAGGTCCAGCAGACATCAAACCAGACAACTCCGGAAGTCTTGTCGGTTCCAGAGACCAAATCAAAGGCGGTACAGGCCCACGCAAAGACCCGAACGGTCAAGGCCACTCCGGCGGAGCATGGCACGGCGCCTACAACGAAGCAGCGCCCACGCTCAAAATCAGCGGCCCGCCCAAAGAACCCAACTTCCAAAAAGACAACGACAAAAACAAAAAAATAAAACGTGGTGATAAGTCGTTAAGTGCAGGAAGGGTCGGTAGACCTGATGGTGTAAGCGGAGAATACGATACAAGAGCAGGTGGTCAAGGTGCCGCAGCAGGTGCCGGACTTGGCCAGAACCTTTACGGTGAAACACAAGAATATAGTAATGCCAGTCAGAACGGTACAGCAATGCTTGGAGCTAAGGTAGAACCAAATCCTTTATCCGAGAAGAAGAAGAAAAAATTAACTTTTAAAGAGTTTAATGGTTTTCAAAATGATGGCGAATCTGGACTTGGCGGTGTTTTAGGTGGTGCCAGCAACAAAGAAGGCATGGATACCTACAAAGACCCAAACCGTAATATTGGTATACAAATTGTTAAGAAGAAGAAAAAGAAGTTCAATGAAAACCATGTTTCAGAATTAGAAACTGGTTTGAAAAAATTAGATAGTCATAGTTATGATTCTATTGATAGATTGATGCAGAATATTGCAAGTAAACACGGTATTACCGGTAAAAATTTGCATGATGATTTTAAAAAGAAACACGATAAGATTCCAGATAAATGGATTAAGGATAAGAAATGATATCTTTTAAAAAATACTTAAATGAAGTTGCAAAACCTACCGGTGCTTTAAAGAAAGCCTGTTGGAAAGGTTATACTGCTGTTGGTACAAAAGAGAAGAATGGCCGTACAGTACCTAATTGTGTACCTGAAGAATATAATCCAGAAGAATTGTTCGACATACTCGAAGAAGTTGTATACGATATGGCAGAACAAAACGGTGTTGATCCTGAATCTATTTGGGAAGAACTGGAAGATGTTTCAGACGAAGAATTATACGAATCTGCTGCTTGGCGTAGAAAAGAAGGCAAGAATCCTACTGGTGGTTTAAATGCAAAAGGTATTGCATCTTATCGTAGAGAAAATCCAGGATCTAAATTAAAAAGAGCTGTAACTGGTAAAGTAAAAGCCGGTAGTAAAGCAGCTAAACGTAGAAAGTCATTTTGTGCTCGCATGGGCGGCATGAAGGGACCAATGAAGAAACCAAACGGTGAACCAACAAGAAAAGCACTAGCATTACGCAAGTGGAAATGCAGATAAAAACAGGAGAATAAAAATGTTTGCAAAGACCTTAGTATCCCAATCTATGATTGACGCAGTTAATCAAGTTTTGGAAGAAGATAAAAAGAAAATGATTACTGACGCAGAAATGGATGAAACTGGTTTTCACAAAGCTGCTCATGCTGCCAAGAAAGCCAACCAATCTCATTTCGAGTTTCAAGGTAAAAAATATCCTGTTACAGCAAAGTCTCATGCAGAAGCAATTGAAATGGATGAAGCGGCTGAGAAAGTACCTACACCAACAGGCATGAAAGTTTATGGTTCTAGTTACGGTAATTCTAAGAAAGCTCGTGCTGACCAAACTAAACATTCTGTTGATGATGTTAAAGGTCCTAAAGCTAAGGACATGAAAGAAGAA